TTTACTTTGTTTTTCCTACTAAATCAAGAGTTGGCATGATAACTTTTACATCTTGTGCCATGTCTTCATTCTTATAACCCTTAGCTTCCCAGTCTTTTCTTGTCTTAAAAACCTCTCCAGTTTCCTTGTGTCTGTAAGTTTCTTCTACTTTAGCATCATATACTTTCATTATGTTGTTACCTCTTTCTTAATGTTTAAATAACTAATAGCTACATCAAACGAATCTGATGTGCTTGATTGTACTGTAAAAGCTGTACCACCTTCAATTATTAATGGTTGAGTTAATAATTCTGTTGTAACATTGGCTGTTAATGCTGCGGATTTAATAGCTGTAATACTATTGTTTGTTACAGTCACACTTGGAGTGCCTGCTGATGTAACAAGTATAGATTTAATAACTATGGTTTCATTGACTGCAGGAATACTAGCACCTAAAGGTGTAAGAGCAGCACCACTTGTACTGTTATCTATACCTGCAAATTTATATTGGTTTACTACTGCCATTAATCTAAAAAGAAACTTCTAGCTTCTATCTCCTGTTTTAATTCTTCTTGAAATGTACTATTTAATTTTTCAAGAACAGCATCTAAATCTCTAACCAAAGACTGTGCTACGTCTTCTTCATATTCGGAACTTGCTCTAGTTAGCGTTTGTACTATCTTTGCCATTATGAAAATATATTACTAATTTTTTTTCTAATTTGTGTCATTAAATCTTGCACTCCTCCAGCGCCTGCCTGTAATGTCTCACCTGTCTTGTCAAAATATTTAAAGATAAAATCATCTTGATCAACGTCACCATCGCCATCAGCATCTCCATCATCAGTAGTATCATTAACTAAGTTCATAATACCTTGGGTTGAATCTCCTTGTGCTGCACGTGCGTTAATTGCATTTTGACTTAATTCTGTGCCACCATAAGCTGAAACATTTCCAAGTTGTCTTTGTTTCATATAATCTTTGTAACCATCTATTCCATAACCAAAAGGTTTTCCAGTTGCAGGATTTATTTTTCCTCCAATACTATTTTTTTGAAAAAATTTTGTATTTACATTGTAACCAATTCTACCTAACGTGTTACCTATAAAATTTATACTAGGAATTTTACTGTTAAATGAATATTCTGGAAAATTATTTGTTAAATATGTGTTTTTTGCAAACTGAGAATCTGGACCTACTGCACTATAATCAACACCTGGAACTTTGCCATATCCAGTTAATGCAACTTCATCAACAATATTTGTAGTAGGAGGCGAGTAAGTCGGGTCAGTGTGAATATTAGGACTGTTATCAGGACCATCATTACTAGGAGTATTACCACTACCATAACCACTACTTGCTGGTCCTGTTCCAGCAACACCTGCTGTGTTTGTACCACCACCTTGATAACCATAGCCACCATCTTTACCCATATCAGAACCACCGCCGTATTGACGTCTACCGTCAGGACCCATAACACCACCAAAAGCTCTTCCAACTCTTTGGCCCATTGCATACATCTGTCTAGCTTGTTGTAATCTTGTAATTGACATTATCGTCTTCCTCCTGCATGTATATCTAACCTAAAAGTTCCTAATTTCCAACTAGTATCCACAGCTGTATTAGATATTGTAAGAGCTATAGCTCTTGCTCTAGCTCGTGTATCTACTTTTGTTGTAGTAGATGATACGGTAAACGGACCTAATGATGAGCTAACTGCTGTATCACTAGGGTAATCTCTTAAATCTAATTGTATAATAGCATTTCCTTGTTGTGCTATAAAGTCAGGAATAATTCTACTTACTCTCATAATGTTTTCACCATCACCTCTAAGATCAGCCATGTTTGTAGCAGCTCCTCTTACAACTTTTTGTGTGATATCATAATCACCAGATGTAATATTTGCTGGAATTGCAACAGCTCCTGTTGCTGCTTCTTGTTGGTTAACTCCTGTTTCATGTTCAAAGTAAATTGTTGTGCCATCTGTATTACCTTTTACATCAAATGATACATCATCACCGGCATTGTATTTAGTTCCATGAGGCAAACCAAATACTGCAGAATCTTCCCAAGTTGTTCTAGGAAATAAACTACTTGCATTTGTAAACCATATAGGTCGTTTAGCAGTTGAATCTAGATAACTATACGTAACTGCTCTGTTAACATTGTTTGATGTAGCTGTTGGATAGAACCAAGTAATTTCACCAAACAAATTATTAATACCACAGTAAACCAATTGATTAGATGTAGTGTTAAGATCATCATAAACATAGTCTTCAACCAAACAGTCCATAGATTCTAGTTTACCAGTGTATCTGAAAAAACCATTATCAGACATCCAATACGCAGCACCATCAACTTCAACAGCTGCATTCTGTCCTATCAACCCACAGTTAGTACCCGCCTGTTCAAAGGCAAATGTAAATGGAGTTCCTACAAATCTCATTGTAAATAAAGATGTATCTGACCAAACATAGATTGCATTTCTACCAAGTTTAGCACCCATGATCCGTGATCCGGCGGCCAGTCTTTGTGTGCCAGCAGTATTTTCTGCTGTAGGTGTGTAGTCATTAATGTTTTCTTGAGAAGAAAATCTTATAAACATATCGTCTTGTGTAGTTTTATCACCTATAGTTGTTTCTGTTCCAAAAAATACTAAGTGACGATCAGGTGTTGACACTAACATATCACGTGACGCTGTAGGTGCACCTGTTATAATAGTTGCACGAGTTGCTGTTGCATTTGTTGCATCACCATCCCACTCAAAACATTCTCCATTATGTATCAATGCAATTAATGTTGATCCTAAATTATCTAATGACCATAAACCAGGATCAATAACTTGGTCGGTGTTGGCTGCAGCTGAACCCCATCCTGTAAAACTAGATGAGTTAGTCACTGTTGCACCATTAGAGTGAGTTGTTGCTGTTGATCCTCTAGCTGCTCTTCCTATACCTGTTAGTTTATTTCCAGAAACTCCTGTATAGGATATTTCTTCTGTTCCTATCGTAACATGGTTAGTACCTGTAGATGGAAAACCTGTTGCATTAGTTAATGTAATTTCTGTAGCAGAACCATTGTTTCCGCCTGACGTAGCACTAATGGCTCCGTTTAAAGTATTTTTTAATGCTCCTAATATATTACCACCCCACAATGCAATACCCCAACCAAACGCACCAAGTTGTTCTGGTGGTCCTACATGATAGTATTGATAATATTTAACACTTCCAGATGTAGTAGCACCTGATCCTGTTTCATTATTATCCATTGTAATAGTAATAGTCGTGTCTGTTGGAACACTGGTTACCATATATTTTATGTCATCAAAATCTGCTGCTGCATAATTAGAATTAGTTGCAGTTGAAAAATTACTAAATAATATAATGTCTCCTGCTTTAAAACTGTGAGGAGTTGGAAAAGTTATTGTAACTGTGTTTGATCCGTTAGTAGTTGTAAAACAATTTGATAAAGTTGTACCTGATGGATTAACTAAAGGGTGTATGTCATAATATACACCTCCAGAATAAACATATAAAATTCTGTTAGTTCCTATAGCTGAAAATTTTGTAGAGTCTTTATTAACAAAATGATGCAAACCTCTTGTAGCACCTGTTAATTTATCTTGTCCTAATTGATTCCAGCCACCTATCTTTTCAGGTGTACCATATCTAAAACGAACATTTTCTCCATCAGTCCATTGTGATTCAGCACCTGTAGAGGTAACTTGTTTATTAAACCCTGGTAAGAACCCTAATTTTTGTAACATATAACTCCATTTATGTGTTCCTTATTGGTGGAACACCTAACATCGGCCTTCTGTCGAACCTATTTTTTTCAGCAAAAGGACCATTTACATGGTTATAATGAAGAAACACTTGTCCGCAAGTAGTTCCTTTAAAAGGTTCTCTCCAATGCTCTAATTCACATCCACTATATACTAGCATATCGCCTACTTCAAGCAGGACTTTTGTGCCTTCTGGAGCGTTGGGTTTGTGTATATTTTTTTGTTCATCTATTACATTATCTGCACCTGTACCGTCTATAAAGATAGGCCAAGGATCACCCCCTAGATTTATGGTAGTAGATATCTCACAACTAGGTCTATCTTTATGTCTTTTTAATTCATCCCCATGCTTATATAGTCTAGCATATGAATAAGTTGGAATTAAATCTAAGCCTGTTTCTTGTTGCATTACTGGTAATACTTTGACCAACAAAGTCTCCATTACAGGATCGGCATAATGAGAGTAAGTGTTTGGAATTTGTTGATCTTTCCACGTTCCCAACATATCATTATCATAAGTAATATTGTTTTCGTACATCCATTTGACTGCATCTCTTTTAAGAAGAAAATAGTTAAATATAAAATTAGCTAACTCATAGCTAATTGCTTTTTTTATTACTTGATATTTATTGAAAGCCATCTTGTATAAAATTAAAACTTACTGATATTCTTATATCATTTGATTCATTGGGTTCAACACTATGCCACAACCAAGAAGGAAACATAATTATTCTACCTTCAACAGTCTCTAAATGAACTTCTCTCCATAAATGTTTTGGTGGTTGTCCTTTAACTCTTGTAGGCATGTTTGTTTGTATGCCTGGTCTTGGATCATATAAAATTATTTTACCACAGTTTTCTTGTGTCTTTACATAATACACACCACTATATAAACTGTTAGGATGTATGTGTGGTTTGTTATATCCACCAGGATAATTTATGTTAGCCCACATATTACCAATCTTTGGTTGTCTATCTAACCATTCTTCTTTATACATTTGATGTTGCATTTTAAACAATTCATCTACTAGTAATTTAAATTGTGGCATTTCATGCATATTAGTTTGACTATGCCAACCATTCATATTTGTTTTTTTTACACCTTTATCTTGCTTAGACCAAGCAACAATATCATTAGCTAGCTGTTGATTATCTAGTTTGACATCTTCAGCAAATACAAGAGTTGGAAAAAATCCTTCAGCTATCATCTAAACGGTTTACCTCCAAACCAACAAACTAAAGATTGTCTCATACCTTTAATTACAGGATTAACTCTATGATTTAAAAATGATGCAAATATAATTGCATGTCCTTGTTTAAGTTCTGCAAATTTACCTGGTGCCATTAGTTCTAAATCTCCACCTTCAAACTCTGATGGATCATTTAACAAAAGAGTCATTGATATTTTTCTAACAGGTGGTTCATGTTGCATGTTTACATCACAATCCATATGCCAATCATAAAAACCACCTTCTGGATATTCTGTAAACTGTGCGTTTTCAGTCACTTGTATATCTCCAAAACCAAAATGATTTTCATTTGCTTTTTGTATAAAGTTATTAAGATCACGATACATGGGTTCCATTTCTTTAAAGGGTATCCAAGATATCGTAGTAACTCTTTTCTTTGTGTCCGTTCCACCGCCTGGTTTACCCATGCCAACTTGAGCTGTTTGTGGTTTTTGTGCTCTACCACATTCTATAATCTGTCTACATTGATCTGGTGTAAACAATGGTGTTGTAGTTTGAACTATCCAACTTTTCCATTTAGGTTCTGATATATGTCTGTTTTCGTACATTAACTTACTCCTCTATTTCTAATTGGGTCATACCTTACATCCATATTTGCAGCAAGTGTTCTTCTAAACCCTGGTCCATTAAAAGGATAAACACAGTGTCTCATGTCATATGGAAATATATAAAAGTCTCA